ATTACTTGTAAATTCAGGAGATGCTACACCAGAAGAAGTTTTTTCAGCTGTAGCTCCTTTTTTATCTTTAACACCAAGCTGACCTCTTATATAAGCGGAAAGTATTCCTTCTCCACTAAAAGCACCCTCAACCGCCTTCTTTTTCATCTCTTTAGGATCAAAGGCGGTTGTTAATGACTTTATAGTTGGGTTTTTTTTAATTAATTCTTTTAATGTTGCCATTATCGTCTAGTTTGTTTTTGTAATTTAATGCGTTCTCTTTCTTCTTCAAGGTACTTTATTAAAAGTCCCAAGTAGATATTTCTTTCCCAAGGTAACATATTTTCAAGTTCAGTCAAACTATATTTGTGGTGTTGCATTAAAGCAAAGTTTGTCTGATAGTAGTTACTCAATGTATCATAACGAAAAATTAGACGAAAAAACTTTGGATGCCCTTAATCTCAATATCTTCTTCATATGCACATTTTGGACATTTGAAGTGGACATCCTTTTTAATTTCAGGCATTGTATCAAAGAATTTTTTAATCTTTTCCAAATCTTTTTGTTGTAGGTCATCTACAAATTCACCAAGCTCTTCTTTAGTAGAATCTTTAGCATAATAAATTTGGTCTTTATCATAAATGTAATCTATACAATCAACTAAAACTTTCATCATAATTTCATCTTCATTCATGGTTTCATACTTTTGAATCATTTCAAAAGTTGGGTATTTTAAACATAAACCAAGATTTTCAGTTAGTTGAATTTTATTATTATGCTCTGGATTAATTGTTGGCTGAACTTCAAGAACATTTAATTTAAATGCAACAGATCCATTACATTTGGCATCTTCACCTTTTTCATCTTTTACGGTATTATTACATTTATATTTTAATTCAACCACTTCTTCTACTGACCTAGCCCGCAGATGCATGAATAGGTACTCTAAATCAAATGTTGGAAGATTGTCAATGTCAATTTCATCCAATACACAATTTTTTAACACTTGACGAATTGTATTAATAGTTTCTTTAGCATCATCTGCTTCTGAAGCCATTAAAAACAATTTTTGTTCTTTTACAAGAAAAGGACGATAACGAACAGTTTTTCCTGTTGAAATCAATTTGACTGTATAAGTCGGTATATCTAATTTTGGTAACATAATAACCTCGCTTAATAATTAAAAAATTCTAGGAATAGCCTTGCCAAAAGGCAATAGTCCTGCGCCAATGGTTCCAAATAATGCTGCACCTGCTGCGCCTAAATCATATTCACCATCATATATGGTGCGATACTTCTGATAAGCAAATTGAATTGTAAGACGATGAAATCCATCTTCCGACCAACTCAATTGCTGTGGAGCAATTCCAATAGGAAATGCATCAATCAATTCAATAGCATGAATCTGTTTAATGAAATCATCATACTGAATGATTTTAATATTACACATATACCTTGACAAATTACCTTTTGGAAATCTCATGTTATTTGTGTCTGTTGGCATAATTGCTTCCATCCAGCGGTCAAACAACTTTCTTTCATAAAATTCATTAGTGCATAAAAATGTTAAAGCTGTATCAGGATATTGTGTTTGATATGGAACTTTAAAAGTTGGTCCGTAAATTTTAACATCAGCCGTCTGAAATGTTTTACCAGGAAATTCAGCATTTTCACATTGAAGTGCTAGATACCTAGATAAAGCAGCATTAGATGTTTTAGAAAATTCATCTTTTTGACCTTCTCGACCAAACGCTGTATTAATAGCATCTGACACATCACTAAAAATAGAATTAGGAAAATTCAATATTTTATTAATGATTGAATTGCCAATAAAATTGTTTATATATGGCGGTATAGGAAGAATAACTTCAAACCTAGATGGCTTTGCTGGGCCATCATGTGCCTTCATGTTTGATAAAAATAATTGTGGTGAAAAAGACATTAGAATTTTTTCCTAGAATCTGCGTAAACTTTATTTTTTGTTGCGCCTATAAAATATTCATATGGAATTAAGGCAGCAATATCCCATTCTTCAGCAGGTATTTCTAAGAACCTACTGTCAACGTGTTTGTAGAGGTACCTCTTGATACAAGGAGTACCTTCAAAAATTCTGGAGGCATTTTTAAGTGTGTGATACCTCAAACGAAACTTTGTGGTTTCATCGTAGTTATCATTATTTAAAAATACACTCAATTTGTCTAAAAGGATAATCCGTTGCTTTGGGCTGATATAATGCAAATTCAGTCCTAAAAAACCGTCTGGGTAACGTTCAATTGGTATAACCAATGGGAACCTATCGTAATATGGCAACGAATCCTTTAACTTAGGGTCATAAAAATAAAAATACATACAACCCAACATCGACCTATTTTTTATCTTATCACGGTCTTTCATTAGCGCCGTGCGTTGAGGTGATAAATTCTTCACCTTAGCTTTTAACCACTCTCTAGCTGCATTGGTTCTTGGTTCTAAACCTTCTTCCGATAGCTGCTGAGTGATTCTTTCTAGTAAATAAGCCATACTCTATTTATACTCAAAAATAAAGTCCATTATTACCTGCTTTTTAGCAGCAAAACCATATAAGTAGCGGTGTCCGTTTTTGATAATAAAGCTATAGTAATCCAAGTTCCTGTTCCGTTACCACAAGGAACTTCCATCCATGTTCCTGACAGAATATATCCGCAGCTCTCCATTTCTCCTGATTAACCGCATAGGTTGCCATCTCTTGTAGAAACCTCTTGGTTTTCCTTTTCTGAATGGGCATCTTTGTCTGTGCCATGGGCTTTACCTCAATAATATAAGTCATTACCTTGCCGTCTTTTAACCTCATCTTGGCGATGAAATCTGGAAAGTAGCGGTGCATTTTATTGTCGATTGGAGACTTGTATGGTACTGCCAATTCTTCTGATGACCACCAGAGAACATTCGGATGTTCATCGAGCCATTTCATTACCCTGCGTTCCCATGTTGACCGATAGACGATGTTATCCGCATCACCTTTATATTTGGTGGGATGCCTTGGATTAAACCATCCTTTATAAGTTTTGCCGAATGTCATATAAATACTATCTAGTCAACCTTTTTGGAAAAACATATGGCTCTCTTTGGATTCTCTGATATTTCATTTAATAAAAATGTAGATGCAAGGGGTTCTCTTGCAACTGGTCCTCTAGGATCTCTCGCTGGTAGTGAATTCACTAAAAACACTTATAGATTTCCATTAGATATAGGCAGTAGTGATAAAGGCCATTATTTAATGATTTATATACGCAAACAAAGACAAAGTTCTTCAGGTGCAGCTAAATTTGAAGGTGGTAATATAAGTTTTAAAAATCTTCAAGATAATATACAAAATAAAGCAAAAGGTATTCTACAAAGTGAAATACAAAATGCTGCAGCCAAAGCAAATAAAACACTCGTTCATATAGGAAACTCTGTTGGTGGAGAATTATTAAACAAAGTTAACAATGGTGTAAGTGGAGTTACAGGTGGTGCCGGTGGAATTTTTAGTAATTTTTCAAGTGCCTTAGACTCAGCTGTTGGTGGTGTTGTTGGTGGTATTAATAATTTATTTGGTCAAACAAGTGTTATCTTTGGTGGTAATTCGGCTCAAACTCAAGCTGTTATTAAGAATTCAATTAAAAATGTAACAGGTGGAAGTGTATTTGCTGGACTAACAACATTTCTTACCACAGACTCAATTGCATTGTATATGCCAGATACTCTTACATATACTTATTCACAATCTTATGAAACACCAAGTATTGGTGATGAACTTGGTGGTAAAGTATTGGGTGCAGGTAAGGCTGCAATGGATGCTTATAAAGCAGGTGGCGGAACAGCAGAGGGAATTTTAAAGGGTGGTGCTAGTGCAGGTAAAGCTTTATATAGAGAAGGTGCTCAACTTGGCGGTACAGTTCTTGGTGATTTGACCGGTAGTAAAAATACTGCCGCTTTAGGAGTAGCTGCACTTACAGGATCAGTTAGAAATCCAATGTTAGAAATGTTGTATAAATCTCCAGATTTTAGGTCTTTTAACTTTGAATTTAAATTTTATCCAAGAGATGAAAGAGAAGCTCTTGAAGTTCAAAGAATTGTTGAAAGATTGCGTTATCATCAAGCACCTGAATTATTAAAAGAATCGGCTGCATTTCTAGTTCCTCCTTCTGAATTCGACATCAAATTTTATTACAATGGTTCGCAGAATCCAAATATTCCTCCAATTTCAACTTGTGTTTTAAAAACAATTGATATTGATTATGCACCAAATGGTTTTTCTGCCTATGAAGTTCCTAATGAAAATCAACCTTCATTAGGTCGCACAGGTATGCCTGTTTCTATGACTTTAAAACTGTCATTTCAAGAAACAACTTATCTTACTAAACAAGATTTTGAAGAGCCTAGAAATTCTACACAAGCTAAGGTATAAAATGGCAAAATATTTTAATTATTTTTCTAAAACTTTTTATACTAGTGATGACAATTCACCTGGTCTTGATACAGTTACCAATATTATTTCACGGTTTGCATTTGAAAATTCTTTAAAAGAAAACTCATCTGCGTTTTATCCATATAATGTTCAAGATTCAGATACACCTGAAATTATTGCTCGTAAATTTTATGACAACTCAGAAAGACATTGGATTGTTTTGTTGTTCAATAATATTATTGATCCACAATGGGATTGGCCTTTAAAAGAAAAAACTTTAATTGAATATATTGATTTAAAATATTCTGCTAATGGTGCCGCCAATACGACAGTTCAAACTGGTATTGCATGGGCTATGAGTACCAATAATGTTCAATCATATTTTAAAATAGTTACCAGAACATCGTTTGATGGAACAGAAACTATTGAAAAACTTTCTGTTGATGCTAATACATTTGCAAATGTGGCCACCTCTCTAAACACATATAATTTACAAGATGGTACAACTATTACAGAAAAAGTTACAAAAGAAACACAATCGTATTTTCAATATGAGGTGGATTTAAATGAATCTAAAAGAACCATTAAATTAATTAAACCAGAATTTGTTCCTGCAATTGAAAAAGAATTTAAAAAAGTGATTAAGTAATGAGCTTTGATATTCAAAAATCTACACAGTTTAAAGTAAATGAACTGGTAATTGTAACAAAAGGAGGAGGAATTGATATTGCTCCAATTTTTGAAGAACTTAGTATCTTTGACTCTTTATTAATGCCAGTAATGAGCGGCAATATTTTAATAAGTGATTCTGTTGGTTTATCTAGTAAATTATCATTTGATGGATCTGAATCTTTATTAATTGACATTTCAAAAGATGCAAATTCGGATATTGCTAATTTTAAAAAGGCATTTAGAATTTATAAACAATCAGATAGAAAAAGTGAAGCTCAAAATGAAAAATATATTTTGCACTTTGTTGCCGATGAATTTATGTATTCTGACCAACAAAGAGTTAATCAATCATTTAATTTAACTCACTCAGAAGCTGTTGAGAAAATACTAAACAATTATCTTAAAGTACCTGCTAATAATTTAGGTGGTGTTTATGAGAATTCTTATGGAGTTCGTAACATTACAATACCAAATTTACGACCACTAGAGGCTATAGAATGGATTGCTAAAAGAGCCGTTGACATAAATCAATCTCCAAATTTTATGTTTTTTCAAAATTTATTAGGGTATAATTTTGCTTCTTTATCCACTCTTTTAACGCAAGAAGATGTTTTGAATATAAAGTTTGAACCAAAAAATTTACAAAATAAAAATGCAATTGATGAAATTAGTTCTGCAAGGGGGTATGAAGTTGTAAGTCAATCCGATAGTGTTAAAAAAACTAGAGAAGGTGTTAATGCTGGTCAATTTATTGGTTTTGATCCAATGACAAGAACCATTGCAAAAAAGAATATTAGTTATGGTGACCATTATTCCAGTATGAAACATGGTAATGAAACAGCTAAATTTTCAGAGATTAAAAATCGTGATGGATTAAGTAATTCTCAGGCATTTGATTCAAAGAAAACAGTTAATATTTTTGGCGCTGCTAAACAATTAAGTTCTTATATTAAACAAAATGATCCTTATTCTATATCAAAAGTGGAAAATTATGAATCATTTGTATTTCAAAGAAAAGCAATTTTAGCAAATCTTATGGAAAAAAGAATAAAAGTGGCTATGCCAGGCAACTTTCAATTAACTTCAGGCCTGAATGTAAATTTGACAGCTATAGGTGCTAATAAATCCATACCTGGTGAAGATAATGAAGATACGAGTTTAAGTGGTAAATATTTAATTATAGCTTCACGCCAAATTATTGGATATAATAAACACGAAACAATTATTGAAATTGCAACTACCTCTACAAATAAAGAATTTATTGAATCAAGTGATTTTGCTCAAATTAAAGAACTTTTAGAATATTGATATGGAAAATAAAGATTTTGCTGGTAAAAATGGATTTGTTTGGTGGATTGGCATTGTAGAAGATAGACAAGATCCATTAAAGTTGGGTCGTGTGCGAGCTCGATGTGTTGGTTGGAATGCTGACAATAAAATGCAACTACCAACAGAGCAATTGCCATGGGCTATGCCAATGTTACCATTGAATAATACAAATCCATATTCGCCAAAAGAAGGTGATATGGTTATGGGTTTCTTTACAGATGGTGAAGCTGCACAAGAACCAGTTATTATGGGAGTATTTCCTGGTATTCCATTAAAGGCTGCAAATGCACAAGAAGCGTTTTCAGATCCACGAACAGGAGACCAATTAACTTCTGCACCAGTAAAACCAAATGAAAGTGCAACAGGATATCCAAGAAAATTAGATGAACCAAGCACATCACGCTTGGCAAGAAATGATGCCGCTTTTCCATCATTCATAAATCAAAGTAAGAAAATAAATAAAGCTTCAAAGGTAGAACCAGATTCTTATTATAATGCTGTTTATCCATATAATAATGCGTATGAATCGGAGTCAGGTCATGCTTTAGAATTTGATGACACAAAAGATTCTGAGCGTGTTCATTTATATCATCGTTCTGGTTCATATGTCGAATTTGGACCTGAAGGTGACCGAGCAGAAAGAATACAAAAAGATAAATTTACTGTTGTGATTGGCGATGATTCTGTATATGTGCAAGGTGATGTAAAAGTATTCATTGATGGAAATGCAACATTAGATATTGGTGGAAATATGTCAGCTACAGTTGGTGGTGACACAAACTTAAATGTTGGTGGAAGTTTTGCGGCCGATATAGGTGGAACTTGTAGTATTAATTCAGGCGGCAATATGTCATTTACAGCACCAAGGATTGATTTGAATTAATATGCCGCACCAATTTGTTATATTGTTAAATGGTGAATTAAAAACATTTAATACTTTTGAAGATATACCTAAAAGGTTTGATAATGTTATTCGGTTTTTACCAGAAATACCTGAACCTCCGCATACGGAAGAGCAACACAAAGAAGTTGATACTTGGAATGAAAGATTAAAAGAATTATTAAAAAGAGAAACAAATGGCAGTAACATTAACAATTAGTCCAGCTGGAGACAACCCTTTAACACAGATACAATCTACTTTAAGGTCGGTAAGAACAGTTAATGCAATAATTACTCCTGTAGGTGACGATGGTGAAACTATGAATGTTGTAAGCGCCGTATTATTAAGTTCAGGCGGTAAAGTTGTAATTATACCAGGCACCTCAAGTGTTTCAATTGTAGGAACATATGATGATCCATTTTTAGACACTTTTCAATTTGTAAGTAAAGGTAGTTCTAATTTAATTGAAACGCCAACCACAGTTGTAGGTGTTTCAAATGTTCCGCCAAAAAAAGAATTGTTTAATTTAAGCCAAGATGTTAAACAAAAAGAAACAATAAATTATGAAGTTACCGTGGAGTATCAGGATCAATTTTTTGTTCCAGCAATAGAAACATTTGCTGTAACACACGACATAATTAATGAATATGAAGGAATTCGTTCATTCATGGACACATACTATAACTAGGATATAAAATGCCAGCTATAACAAGAGTAGGAGATTCAGACATTGCACATTGTTCAGGAATGGTTAGAGCTGTAGGCTCAGGAAATGTTTTTGTAAATGGTATTGCTTTATCAAGACAAGGAGATGTAAATACCGTTCATTTATTGCCAGGTAACCCTTGTCCGCCTCATGCAGCTCCAATTGCTTCAGGTTCCTCTACTGTAAAAGTAAACGGAAAAGGAGTTGGGCGTGTTGGAGATGCTATTTCTGGTTGCACCTCTGTGGCTGAAGGATCTTCAAATGTTTTTGCTGGAGGTTGAATAAATAGAGAATGGCAACGATAGACATAGAAAACACAAGAA